TATCCCGTGCTGTTGAGCATATGGCCTGTCCAATCGAGCGGCTTTGCCTGAGTCCCGCTCGCCAATGTAGCGGTGCCGTCCGCAACCGCTCGCTGTGCAGCCAATACGTCCTTGAGTGTAATTTTTTCAGGGCTATTTCCAAACTTAGCGCGGAGAGCAAGAGTGGTATCCGATAATGGGGCAACGTCCGCACTTCTAATGCTGTCGATCAAAGCTCCCTGAATATCCTCGCCCATCATGACCATTATTTTTGGCCCGTCCCCATCGGTAGCCTTTACCAAAGCTGCCATCTTTGCAGGCCACGAGGGGGACTCTTTTGCGATCATCGGTCGAAAAAACGGACGTGGAGGTGCGGGAAAGTTCCCCCCGTGCCCGAACTCATTCCAGAAGGCGACGGATGCGACGGGCGTACCGTCCGAATAAATTGCCCCCTCAAGGAATCCAACCTCAAGGGATGCGCTCATTTTCACGGCGATGGCCTTGATCTTCCTCTTTACGTTTTGGGATATTGGGAGTTGCATCTAATACCCCCAGCGCCGCCCCTGGTTGGGATCGGTTGGGCGGGAACGATAACGCATACCCCGTAGGCTCGCCGTAGCTTGCCAGAAGGCCGCGCCGTATTGGGTTTGTTGGAACCATGCGCCCGTGCCCGGCGTGGGCGGTACGCCCTCAAAGCTCGCGGATACGGTCCCCTCTGCCGCCTGGCTTACTCTCCCCACTGGCTGAGCCTGTCCGTCTGCGCTGAGATCGCCTGAGAGAGAAGAGATGTGCGCCACAAGCATGTTGAGCAGCATCCCGCGTCTCCCCAAGTCCTGAATGGGGCTGCAGTCCGTGTTGGATAGATACAAGCCCGCTTCCACGAACAATGCCGCAAGCCTGGTTGGACTCACGGCATTGAACTGCGGATATCGAGCTTGGAAGTTCGCCAAGTTGAAGACTGCAACGGCCATCGTTACCCTTCGGTTACGGCGGTGAAGTCAACGTAAAATTGTGCGCCGATTGGTAGCTGCTCAACCGCCGCCGGGTTGGTGATGGTCATCTCAATACTTCCGCTCGGTGTTGCCGCCGAATAGCTATTGTCTTCGGGGCTATTGCTGTATACCGCGCTCAACTTCACATTGACGTAAGTGCTTGTCGCACTCAGGTTCGTGACGGAACTTACCGTAAACTTCCCGCGGACGCTCATTGTTATTTTCTCCCGTCGTAATAATCCAAGTTAGGTTTAGCCTTGATTCGCACTCCTCCGACTTGCGGGGGAAGAGTCCGTTTCGTAGGCCGCTTCTCGCTCATTGTTACTTTGCGTCGGCTTTCTTTACGCCGCTCGCCCTGGGATCTTTGCCGTCTGTCGCCATCGGCTCGAAGCCTGTTTTTTCCTTGCGGAGTTCTTTCGCCTTCGAGATTGCTTCCGTCTCGTTGCGAGCCTCAAAGATCGCGCCAGTCTTGAGCGGCGTAAAATCCTTGTACTTTGCTTTCCACGCTTCCCAGAAATCGGCATCGACTTCGGTTGATACGTGGGTTGAGCCGATGATCTTCGAGCTATGCAAGCCCGCGAGAGTCACGCTCTCTCCGCTGATCGGGTGAGTCAAAACCAACCCGTTTGGAAGCCTGCAGCCAATAACAATCTTTGCCATAAAATTCCCTTCGTTATGTAATTTGAGGGCTGAGGATATTCCCCCAGCCCTCTTATTACTGTACACCGTCAACAGTTACCGAGCTATACGCCGAGCATCGCCGCGATAAACATTGGGCGATAAACAATGCTTCCGAAAGTTCCCTGCGATTTCTTCTGCTTGAAGGCGCTCATCTCGATAACAATCGGGTGAGCCCGCAGTTTCTCGGTGAAAGCGACTTCAACGGTACGCTGCCCTTCAACTTCGTCAACGATGAGTTGCACAAGGTTGCCCGCCGCTGTCGAGTATTCCGGAGCCGTCATGATTCGCAGGTTGGGGAAGTTATCCTTGATCGTCGTCTTGACGTTGACGTTGAACTGAGTGACTTTACCGAGGTTGACGATCGCGCCAGAAGACAGCGCGAGCGTCATCTTTGCATCCATCTCAACCAGAGATGTATTTCCGGTCTGCGCCTGCAACTGAGTGAAGAGCGCGAGGATATCGGCGTAGATCCCGAGAGCATCCTTGTTCGCCCAGGTAATGTTTCCGCCCTCGTTGGTGGGGGCGATGGGGGCGTAAAGGTTGGGATCGTTGAGCAAGCCGTAATTCTGCAGGCCGGCCACGCCGTAGAAGTACGTCTTGTTCTGGAATTTGTTGAGGGTGAGAACGCTCGCGATGTTGACGCGATTCGCCCAGTCGATTTTCGCAAGAGCCGCCTTCGCGAGTTCCTTCTCGCCCCACTGAGTAATCACCTGGTAGTGATAGCTCTGACGCTGGGGAAAGTTGGTATTCGCGCCGGCCACGCCGTTATTGCTGTAATCGCCGTAGCTCGAAGTCTCGCCGGTTGATTCCACAACGGGGAACATCGCTGTATCCGTTGTCCAATCGCCCTTTTTGACTTCCTCTCCGACGATCTCCGCGGCCTTCATCGGCGCAACCAGGATCTCAATCAACTTGGGATCGATGTACGTCGAAAGAAACGCGGGGATACCGGCGTTGCTGGTTGTGATTAGTGCCGGCTGAGCGTCCATTGCGACACGGATGCTGTGAGCCACGTTCGGCAGTTGCAACATGGCTTCCGTGCCCATGAAGTGAATGCCGGCGTCCATTGCGAGCGCTACGAGTATTGGGTCCATGACTGGCTTAGTTCCCCCACGTTGAGATTTTGACAAGCTCGCCGACGTTGACAGCGGACTTGGCTACGAACTTCGTGAGGACGCCGCCGGCAACCGTGAGCGCCGTAGAAGCCGCGTAAGCAGTTGCCGGGATGTTGAGCGTATACACGCCCACGCCGCCCGCCGCGCCGCTAACCTGCGATGCGATGGTTGCGCCTGCAGGTACGTTGGTCCCGGTAATGCCGTCGCCAACTGCGAGCACGCCGGTTGCAACTGCGGAGACGTTGAGCACGTTGCCGAAGCTGGTTACGGTTACGCCCGCTGCCGTTGTCGCAACGCTGGTGGTATACGTTCCCGCGCCGCCGGTTGGACCGCTCACCTGGGCGAGAATTGCGGTCCCGGCAGGTACGCCAGTACCCAAGATCACGTCTCCGATGGAGATCAGCCCGGTTACTGCAGTGACCGCCAGGCTGGTACCCGTGCCCGTCGCCGTGAACGTTGCGCCGATTGCGCCGGTTGCAGTCGAGCCGGCGGGAGCCGCGCCCATGTAAACGGAGCCGTCTGCGTAGCTCGCGTAAACCGAGCCGCGGAGAGTGGAAGCCTGCCCGTTCGCCTTCGCGAAGAAACTGCCGGCGTTATGGAGAGTGACGGGGAAGCCAGCCAGGATCAGGTTGGACGCTTCCCCCAAGTATGCAGTAATCAGCGCTGCACCTTCCTGGCGGTGAACGAAACCATCCGGCGCGGCCGCGCCTTCTCCGTAATTCGTGACTGTCTTACCGTCTGCCGAAACCCAGGCAAAGCGGCCGACTGTCACTCCAAGGGGACCGGCCACAAGGCCGCCTTCCCCAGCGGGTACAGTTGCGCGAGGATTCGCGTCGGCGAAATCTCCCTCAACTGCGAGCGGGTTGTAAAGATTGACGGACTTCTGAAACATTTTTGGTCCTCCGGTTTACTGCTTTGCTTCGGTTACAAAAAGGCGCGGCGTTCTGCGGTTTATCCCTGACGGAAACGGCTCGCGTTCGGGAACCTGGCGGCAGCGCCGGCGGAGTCCTGAGCGATAGCGACGGGGGCGGAAGAGCGCGACTGGGCCAGAGTGAAGAGCGACTTGAGAGCCGGCACGCCAGTAACGCCGGCGCGGTCAACCTTCAAATGATCCAGAGCAAAGCCGTAAATCTCTTCGGCTGAGTCCTGGGCGATCACATCGCCGACAACCGGCCGAACGGCAATGCGGGCTTCGTTCGCGGCGCGGAGATCCTTGCGGAAGCTGTCCATTGCGCCTTCGAGTTTCTTCTCTGCCTTCTCTTCGGCGTCCTCAGCGATCTTCTTTTTCTTCTCTTCCTCTTCGTCGGCGGCATCCTGGGCGACTTTCTTACATTCCTTACAGTCGCAATCCTTCGGATGTTCGTCGGCGTCTTCGGCAACTTCCTTTTTCTCTTCGTCCAATGCCAGCAACGAATCGAAAACGGCGGTGATCGCCGCGGGCTTGAGATCGGCGTCCATCGCGATCAGCTTCGCGCTTACGTCGGCCTTGTTGAAGGTTTTCTTGACGGCCTGCCCTACCAAAGTGGGGAGCGCGGAATCGAGCGCCAACTTTGCGGACATACCTCCGAGAGTCGCGATAAGGGCAGTGCCCAGTTTGGTAGGTTTCGGCATTATTTTGATCTCCTGATCTGCAGCTATTACGTCACTTCCCGCACGGCCATCCTCAACGATTGCAAGATGATCGGCTTGAATATCGGTCATAATTCCGTCGTACCGCTGTCCCTCAAAGATGCCGGCAGTCATCACGGCAACGTAGTGATACGCGCAACTCCATTCGTGCAGAGTCTTCGTCTCGATACCGGCGATAGCCGTCTCATCCCAGAGACATACATCGGCGTCGAGATAGGGGGACTCAAAACTGATATCCGATCCCGTTGTCCCTACCGTGATCATCTTCGGGGGATCGGTATTGAGAATCGGCTTATGCTTGATCAGAATTTGAATACGCTCGAAGGTGGGAGCGGCTTTCGCAAGCTCTTCGGGCGAACGGAGCATATAATAAATCCTCTGAGGATCAAGCCCCAGAGCCGCGCTATTCGGGATCTCCATACCGAAATAGGGGTTTACCGTCGCCTTCGTAATGTGAGTTTTGCTGATATGCAGCCGGCCGTTTGCGTCATACGAACGCGCCGAAGCGTCAAGCGCTACGGAAACGGCGGGATTGAGATCCTGAGGCATATTACGGAAAGCATTGCACAATTATTTTCAAGTTGCAAATGTTATTTTTATCGTATATTATTGACGGCTTTGTTACTTAGCGGATCTGGCAGCGAAAGCGGGGATCACTGAGCGGCCGGTACAACGGCAGTTGATCAACTCTCCAGGGAAGATCCACTTCTTTTCGTCGCTATCCCACATTCCCTGAGCTACCTTGTACGTCTTGCCATTCATGGCAACGTGAGTAGGGCGCGGCGTCTTGCCGGCGTGCGAGTGCATCCATACGGATTCCACGATCCCTAACTCAGTCTGGCGCGCCTGGGTAACTACTGCGTTGGCTTTGTTGCTCTGATCAAGCGAGATGAGTACGGCGCGGTTAGCGGCTCTCGGGTAAAGCCGCTTGAGGGCAGTCACCATCTGCTGTAAGTCGCGGCCGGCGGTATAGGACCGCATCGCGATTCCCTCAACTTGCTGCAAATACTGTTGAGGGATCGAACGGATCAAGCCGATATTCTCAGCGAGCGAAGCCTCATACGCTTCCCGCATCACGGGAGTCATCTCAAATTTGACCGTCCAACCGGCATCTTTTAGAGCCTGGCGCATCGCGGAATCTGTAGCCTTGAATTGCCCTTTGAGGTAGGCTTCGGCGATCTTCGGCGCGGCATCCTCGAAGCGCTTGATCCAACGCTTCCCCAGATCGTCGAAGCTGTATTCCCAGTCGGGGCTCGCGTCCTGGGCGAGTAGCGGGGGAGCCTGGCGGTACGTCGCAGAGATCCAATGCAGAATGCTCGCGTCCATCTCATCTATCAAAGCCATCATGCGGCGATGGTAGAGAGCGGCGATGCCGCGGTTGGCGTGTACCGCACGCACAACTGTGGGTTTAGTATCCATCGGCTATCCAGCCAACGGGAACGGCGTTTAGTGAAGAGCAACCAGATCCGCTAATGTTGATGGAGCACCGTATTACTACGGTAGCGCCGCTAGTCGTTCCGCTCTTCGTGTAAGTAACGTATGCGTCGTCTGTGCTGTCAGGTTGACTCTGTCCAGAAACCAACAGACTTTGCACGACAGTTGTAAATGCCGTGGGGAAAGTGATCGTACCGCTCGAAAGCGTTCCGCCTGATGACGCCGTGGTGATCGTTCCCCAGGCGTGTATTGTACCGTCTGAGTATCGGATATAGCAGCCGTTAGCGTTGCAAGTGCGAACAGGAGCCGCCGCGCCGCATGACGCCTGGTAAGTGCCCACGGTCCCGTTACCGCATAGTGTGTAGTTATTCGGGGCAGCGCCGGCCACTGTGTAGCCCGTAAGCGCGTCAACGATCAAACCTTTTACGTTGACCGCGGCAAAAGCAACCGTGACGCAAACTAGCAGCATGAGCCCCAACAAAACCTTCTTATTCATCGTCTTCATTGTCTGTATTCCCCTCATTTGGAGTTGCAATTTCAAGGCTCATATCTAGCCCCTGGTACCCGCTATCCGGATCTCGCGCCAGGCGTTCGCGCTCTTCCTCCGGAGAGATCACGCCGCGGTCAATGTAAGTTCCGGCCGTGGTGCTGTCGGCCGTCCGGATCTCCGCGAGTTCTTTCTTTGTCATCTGCCGCAACGGGACAAACGCAAAAGTAATATCGGGATCAATCTCGCCATACATCGAAAGTTGTAGAACCTTGAGCACTGTTTCTATCGGCTCGCGATCATAGGCTTCTTGCAGAGCGGCGTTCCAATCCTCAAATGTGCTGATCTCGCCCTCACTCGAAGCGTTTAGCCCGCTCGGAGAGATGCCAGTAAGGATGATCGCCGGGGTACGGCTAACGGAACACATCTGCTCTTGAGCTTGCGCTTGAAGCTCATGCAGGCCGCCCAGGGGCGTGTTTACTTGCACTAGCTCTTCGCTGTCCTTATCGAGCAGCATGAGCCCTTTGTTGCTTCGGCCGGCCGTAAATAAATCGGCGCGTTCAAAGAGATCGGTACCATCGGCGTCCGGTCCATCTCCGCCCTGTAATACTTGCCCCATGCTGGTTTTGAGAGCAGTGATTGAGAAGTTATTGATCAGATCTGAGACGCTCTGGCGCGTGCGAAGCCAATTGTCAACATAGGGCTCTGCAAGTTGGCTCAAGCTCATGCCGCTGAAATTGAAGGCGGGCTTGAGTATGTCCGGAAGTTCCCGCGTGATCATCGTCATCATCCGGCTCGCATGAACTTCCTTCCCGAGCATCCACCACTTAGAAGGCTTGTAGAAATCCGCGGCCGTTGGATCAAGAGCGTTGTAAGCGCTGGGCGTTGTCCAAATGGGCTCAACATTCGTAACGCTGTCGAAACTGCCCTTTTTGATTGTCTTATTGCTGAGGATGAGCGGAAGGGAGTCATCAGCGCCCTTGATCTTGATAAAGATCTGCCCGCGGCCGTAAAGACAATCCTGCTCTGCCGCTCGCCGAATAACCTTTTGCAGTTTGATATCTTTGAGCGCTTGAGTAAGTTCGGTGATCCTCGTCTTCGTCTCATCGCCGGCGGTATCCGTGCTATTGAGCACGATCCATTCCCGCGTGCGTTCTGTCGCCAGGGTGGACGCAAACGCCCGATATTCGGCGCGAGTCGCGAGCATAGCGAGATAGGGGTATCCCGGGAAGCCGGCGGAATCACCATAAGCGTAGCCGGCCGCGCCTGGTACCCCATTCATCGCGGAGAAATTCGCATCCATCGCGATCCCAGATTTCGCAGTGGCGGGCACAACTCCGGGCATCAGATCGGGAGCCTTGACGGGATAGCAATAGCTCTTGCGGCCGCCCGTCTCTTTCGCCTTCGCGAGAGCCCGCGCTAAGCCCTCCCCACGTTCGGGGGCGGGTGTCACTGAGAACGGCGCGGGTGTCTTACGGAAGCGATCCCACAAATTACGGAGCCAGGTCATAGATTATTACCTTATCCCAAGTGCCTTGTTTATGGCATTCCGATTTATTTTGAGCCTTCCGAATAAGGGATAGAGCCGGCGGAGCGCCTGAGTCGTACTATCCACTTGATCATCATGGGCGGCCGCCGGGAAGGTAGTCATCTCGGAGACGTAAGCCTTTATCCACGGGCAAAGAGCTTCATTAGGAAGCCATACGTTGAGCGCTTCCCAGTAGCATGTAACCGCATGGGCGCGGGCGAGCTTCGAGCCGTCGGGCTCAATCGGGATGATGCCAGGCACCTGAGCCTTGAGCACGTCAATAACTGCCGGTCCGTTAGCCTTGTCCTCAATCAGCACCTCGCGAATCTGCGGCCATTTTAGTTTCTGGGTAACGATGGCTTTGCATGTAACGCTGAAACTCATGCGAGCGCGGATCTGATCAAGTAGATAACTGTTGGCTCCCTTTTTGCCCCATACCTGCCCGACTACGAAATCGGTCCCGTCCGTGTCTTTGAAAGTGCAATCCCAAGACGCTATTACCTTGTCAAATTTCTTCGGCAGATCGTTCGGGTTGTAATACTGAATACAAAAATCCTTGAAGACGTTGCCGCCCAGAGCCTTCGGGCTCTGCTGATACAAGCATGAAAACCAATAATCGGAAAAAAGAGCTTTAGTCTCATATAGTTTTTCGAGACTGTGAAGCTCGGGAACGAGAGCACCTTCTGGTAATTTGGGGTTATATCCGACTTCATCGGGCAGGTTGATCGCCGGGAATCGCAAATGAGTAAGACGGGGATCGCCGGCGAAGTGATCGATGATGCGCCCAACCAGATCATCGACCGCCCAAGATGTAGCCATTATGACTTGACCTGAATTTTGGGAAAGCCGCGTTGTAAAAGTAGCTTGATACCAAGACCATAGCCCCTCTTTAGTTGTAACGCTGAGCGCTTCC